GAATAAATACTGTTCTAGTAGAGAGTGGAAATTCATGATAATCACAGAAAAAGAATTAGGTATCATGTTCTAATGGAAGAAGATACACGAGAGTCTATATATCAAACGATTTTAAAACAATCACAAGATGAAACATTTGAACGTGAAGAAGAATCTCAAAGATGGTTTAGGCAGAAGGCAACAGAAGTAAGTAAAAATAAAACCGTTCCTACAAATATAATTTTAGAGAAAGAACATATTCCTTCTATCAAGAACATTAAACAAGTAGGTAGTCTTTTTCTATATAATTATGCTCCTAAACACAAAAAAACATTAGACTATTATGATACGTTTCCCATAGTGTTTCCATTTAAAATGGTTACTCAAGGATTTTATGGATTAAATTTACATTATTTGCCGACTCCATATAGAGCCATCTTTATGGACAATATGTATTCTCTTTTGAATTCAAAGGATATGGAACAGAATACTACACGCTTGGCTAAAATGACATATAGCGTTTTAGAATCAAGAAGAAATTTAAGATTTTTTCAACCATGTATACACATGTATTTACATAAAAATATAAGGTCTAAGATAGCCTTTATTCCTCCTAAAGAATGGGAATTAGCTTTATTTTTACCTCTACAAAGATTTCAAAAGAAATCAGAAAATATAGTTTGGAAAGAAAGCATAGCAAAAATTAAAAAAGGAATACGATAAATGCCAGGTCCATCTACTTTTACCGATGCTATAACAAGTAAAATTGCTACTTTTATAGGGTTAAATGGTACTTTACCTAAAAGAAAAACCGCTGGGTTCGATATAGAAGAATTTAAGAGTGCTATTGGTACTCGCGGTGTATTGCCTACTAATCTTTTTTTGGTAACAATCACTCCATTTTCCAGTGAAATTAAAGCTGCTATGAATCGCGAGACCCTTGACCACCGTTCTTTGAGTTTTTTCTGTATGAAAACTTCTTTACCAGGAATAGATTTGGCTTTAGAAGCCAATATGCCATTAGGTACAGGTCCTGTTGAAAATTTCCCGCATAGAGCAATCTTTACTGATATAGAACTTCAATTTATTGGTGATGCAAAAGGCCAAATACTATCGTTCTTTCATAATTGGTTAAACACGATTGTAAATTTCGATGATCGAAGGGAGCATTCTAAATTCTATAGAGTAGCATACAAAGACAGTTATGTTTGCAACATAAATATTACAGTATTTAATCACCAGTCTGATAAAATCCTAGAATATCGTTTGCTTGATGCTTTTCCATATAGAATAAATCAAATAGACATGGATTGGAATAATACAAACAGCATGATGAATATTGGAGTAAATTTTCAATATAAAACTTGGGCTTCTGATAGAATACCTATATCTGACGCAGCATCTAGTTTTGGATTATCTAATATACAAAAATTAATGAAGTTAGGCACTATAGCACAAACCATTTCGGCTATCAAGAGACCTCAAAGTGTAGGAGATGCAATTAACTTAGTTAACAATGCAAGTATTGTTGGCGGTGGTTTATCGGGATTCTTTTAATTATTAGGAGTATACAATGGCTTTACCAAAAATATCAGTACCGGTCTTTACGATTAAAATTCCTTCAACTGGCAAAGAATTAAAATTTAGACCGTTTTTAGTCAAAGAAGAGAAGATCCTTCTTATGGCTCAACAGAGTGAAAACAGTGAAATTCTGATGGCACTAAAACAAATCATCAATAATTGTTGTTTTGATGATCTAGATGTAAATGAGTTAACGACATTTGATTTAGAATATGTATTTTTAAAACTAAGAGCACGATCAGTCAACAATATAGCTAAGCTCAAATATCGTGATAATGAAGATGATAAGGTTTATGATTTTGAAGTTAATTTAGATGAGGTTGAAATTAAAATCGATCCTGAAAATAACAATAAGATCGATATTAATGGCGAAGTTGGAATGATCTTAAAGTTTCCAAGCGTAGCTGTAACTGAAAAAATGGCTGATATAACAGATCAAAATGAATTATTAAATAACATTTTAATTCATACGATTGATACAATTTATGATTCTGAGAATGTGTATCCAGCCAAAGAAAGTACTGAACAAGAACTTATAGAATTCCTTGAAAACTTAGATACAAAATCATTCGAAAAGATTGAAAAATTCTTTTCTACAATGCCTAAGTTACACCATGAATTGCATTATAAGAATTCATTTGATCATGATCGGATAATTAAGTTGAGTTCATTACACGATTTTTTTACGTAGGGCTGAGTCATACGAGTCTCAAAAATTATTATACAACGATTTTTGCGATGGCTCAGCATCATAAGTATTCAATAAGCGAAATAGAAGATTTGATACCGTTTGAAAGGGATATTTACGTAGATATGCTTTTGGCGTATCTCAAAGAAGAAAGAGAAAAACGAGAAAGGGCTTCTTAATAGTGTCCGATGACATCCAACAAGAGAACGTTGATATGGATGGAGATGGTAAAATATCTAAAACTGAAGTGAATATTGCAGAAGATAAGTTTAAAAACCGCCGTAGAATGGCGTGGCTTGCTATGTATGCCATGGTAGGCTTCACCGCGCTTCTCATGTCTCCTTATATTGCAGATGATCGAATTAAAGCTCTAGATAGTGTCTTCAGTACATTCTATATTGCCATGGCATCTGTCGTTGGCGCTTATATGGGCTTCACTACTTGGGCGAGTAAAAAGTAAATGGACAAAGAATCATTAGAAAAAATCAAGAAGATTTTTAAATCTTTAAATGATAAACTTGCTAAAATAGAAGATCCTGCTCTATACGGAAGAAAGCGCACTGCAAAATATAATGTAGTAGACAGACAAATCAATGATATTAAATCTAACAATAATGCGGTTAACGAACATTTTGATGAATTACAAAATAATAAAAATGAACGTACGCCGATTAAATATGATGCTGCTAAAATAGAACCTCCGAAGGATCCAACTGAAGAAGAACTAGGAGCAACCAATTTAAGATATAATGAAAAAACTGAAAGATTCCATGAGAATGAAGGCCCGCGTAAAAATCTCATGGTCAGTAGAGCGGAAGCATTAAATCGAGTTGAAGAGCATAAATCTAAAAACGCCACTGCAGAACCATCAGATGAACCATCAGATGAAAACAGCATATTAGAAGAAATACATTCTAATTTAATTAAGATCAATGAGTCTTTAAGTTCTGTTTTATCTCTTTCTACCAATAAACCTCCTACTGATGCAGAGCCAGTTGACTCTGACGGAAAAGAAAAAATAGATGGACAAGAACCTAAAGCAAAAGGTGGAATGGGAGGTTTACTTGGAGGTGCAAGTAAATTACTTCAAGGAATTGCATTTACACTGTTTGCAATATATCCACTTGTTCTAGCATGGATCAGAGAAAAACGCGAAAAGATAAGCGAATTTTTGATGCCTGTCTTCGATTTTATATTTGAATCTGCTATACCGTTTTTTACTGAAAAACTACCTAAGTTTTTTATGGAGGATATTCCTGAGTACTTCTCAGAAAAATTTGATGTAGTTAAAGATTTTGCATCTGACTTTATAGGCGATATTAAAAAAGTAATAGCAGGTATTCAAAAAACTGTGGGTGAAACCATCGTAAGTCTTGCTGATAAACTGCCAGATGGTCCATTTGATGTACTCAAAAATATGAAAAAAGGGTTAAAAGATTTTGGAGAAGGATTAATTTCCGATGCAGATAATACCATAACTGAAGTTGATAAAGAGCAAGCAAAAACGCAAGCCAAACGAGAAGAAAAGAAGAAGAGAGATATTCTTTTAAAACAGGCTGATGATGAAGGTAAAAGAGTAGTAGAATCAAACAAAGCTAACGGTTATAAAGGATATGAAGTAAAGCCTGATTTTGAAAAAGGTTTAGTTAAAATAGAATATAAAGTTGACAAACTTGATGGAGTATCTGACGAATTTGACGCAAATAAATCAATGGAATCCGGAACTCTTATAGAAAAATCTGGAGGAAGTTCCAGGTCAGTTAAAGCAGATAACGGAGGAGCTCCTGTTAAAGATGGAGAAGGGAAATCAGATGCAGCATCTAATGGAGGTACTCCTGAACCTACGACATCTTCTGATACAGGCGGAAATGGTGCAACAACTTCAGACGGAGCAGGAGGTCAAGCAGAAGGTGGAACAGCTACTCCTGAACTAAATCAAACAACTGCTGGTAACGGAAACGCTTTAGATATAAATTCAAAGGAAAATGAAAATGCTTTTAATAGCTCAAAAAATTCTGCTCCTCCAGTAGTTAACATTCCCTCAACTGGCCGAAAAGTTAGAATGTTGCCAGGACAAGGACCGCATGATATCAATGATGTTCCTGATCCTACGCCAATTTTAGGCGAAATGGCAAAACAACTTTTCTATAGAATCGCATAAGGGATAATTCGATGTTACCAATTATACTTGGAGTTGCTAGAATAGGAGCTGTTGCAGTTCGTGGAGTTGCTAAGGGAATAGCAGCTACAGCACGAGTTGCAGTAAAAGGGGTTGTAGCAGGAGCTAAAGCAATAGGAAGAGGCGTTGCAGCCGCAACTAGAGGAGCTGGAAAAGCAATCAAGGCTATAGGTAAAGCTGCTAGAAAGGGTGTTGCATCAGTTGCTAGAGGAGTTGGTAAAATAGGAACTAGGTCTGGCAATAGTGATAAGTCGAATGAATATGAAGAGACTGAAAATTCATCGGAATCTGATGCAACGCCACAATCCGCTAATAACACTAATAATGAAGACTCTTCTGATGAAAATAAAAATAATATTCAAGAATCTAAGGAAACTTCTTTAGTTGGAAGCGCTACTATTCTACAAGCAATATCTAATCAAATAAGTATTCTTCGTAAAACTGTAGAAGGATATGAATCATTATTATTTAAAAAGGAACAGAGTTCTGAAGCGGCAGATATAGAAAAGGAAGTAATAGAAGACGCAACTAAAGAAGGCGTAAAACCTAAAAAAGAAGATAAAAAATCTGAAGGACTAATACAAAAATTACTAGCGGGACTTCTTTTTGGTATTTTTGCTTTTCTTCCTAATATAATGAAATTTTTTACTGATTCCAAAGAAGCGATTAAAGCTCTTCCTCAAAAAATAATAGATTCATTTAAAGGTATAATTGATTCTATTTCTGGAGTTATCAAAGAATATGTAGTCGATCCTATAGTTAAATTTTTTAAAGTGGATGTAGGAGCAGCGCTAGATACATTGTTCATTTTTATAGGTGATAAAATTGAAGCTATAATGGATATACCTAAAAAGATGATGAATGCGGTTTCAATGGCTATTAATGAAATAGTAACAAAAGCTATAACAACATTCATAGGATTTATAGAAGATAATCCTTATCTAAAATCCATACCTAAAATAAGTAGCGCATTAGAATCAGCACAAAAAAAATTAGAAGGTTTAAAAAAAGAAAAAAACACATTAGATATTGAACGCACCGATATAGAAGATAGAGCAAAGGCCAGAGAAAATACTACTATATCAGACACTGTTGATAAAGCGCAAGCGAAACGGCAAGCACAACATGACAAAGAACGTACTCCAACTGATGCAACTGGTGGTAAAGGTCAAGTAGCACAGCCTGAAATAGGAGGTAAAGTTACGCCTATTTCAGGGATGGATGAAGTTAAAAAAATGATTAAAGGATATGAAGGTAAGGGAATACCTGGCAAACCAGGTCAACCGTATCAAGATAGTAAAAAATTATGGACCGTGGGTTATGGTCATTTGATAGGAAATGGAACAACTGGTCCAGGAGAGTATGAAGGTAGAACTTTGAGTGAAGAAGAAATGGATGCATTATTTGAAGAAGATTTTGCAAAACACGTGAAAATGGCTGAAAAGGCACCTGGTTGGAATATGGCTAATGAATCTGGTAAAGGTGCTATGATAGATTTGACGTATAATATGGGTCCAGGGTGGTATATTAAATTTAAAGCAGCTGCTCGGGCATTAAAAGAAGGCGATTTTGCTAGAGCTGCAGCTGAATTATTATATAAAGATGCATCTGATCCTAGTAAAGGACCGAGCGGATATTCACAAGATGTAGGGAAAAGAGCTCAACTAACCGCAGGTCTCTTGGCAGCTGGAAAAGCCTCTGGAGATCAGTTAGGTGGAAATGCAGTCGCTGAAACTCCTGCTGGAATAGGAGATCAAATAAGTCCTAAACCAAAACCCGAGACTACTGCATCTCCTTCAGTAGTAGTAGTAGTTCCTCCTGCATCGCCTACTGGAGGAAATGCAGGAGGGAAAAAGCTAGTATCTAAGCCAGACCCAAACCAAGTGCAACGAATGTACGCACAAGGTCTGGGTATGCCAGGAACTGCTTAGTCTTCAGCTAGCTTCTTAAAGAAATCAAGACCATCATCGTCTTCTGAAGTATCAGAACTCTTATATTCTGTAGAATTAAGACTCTTAGGTTCATCAAACTTCATCTCTTCAGCTTTAGCAGTCTTAGGTGCTTGTTCTTCAAAGGCATTCTTATCCCAACCAAGAACGCGATGTAGACGTGCCTTGAGTTCAGCATAAGACTTAAATTGGGAAGGATCCAAGAAAGGCTGCAGAAGGTGAATCTTGTTCAACACATCATCATACTTCTCTTCTTCGGTGAACAAGGGCGCAACTGGATCAAACTCTGACTTATCATAGTTGCGATAGCCTTCGACCTGACGAATCTTCATCTTGAAGTTAGCGCCTTCGACCAAGTCAAATGGATTGATAGGCTCTTCGTCCTGAAATTGAGGAGTCATCAAGTCATTGATCTTATCGAAGATCTTCTTACCAAACTGAAAGAGAAAGACCTTGCCTTCGTTCTGAGGATTGGAAGGATCTTTGACTACATAGATGTTAGACACATAATGTAGACGACGCTTTTGCTTACGCGCAACATCTTTGTTCTCTTCAAGACCAGAGTTCCAAAGCTGAGAGTTGTACTCAGACACAGGATCTTTCTGATTAAGAGTGGTCAAAGACTTTTCGATGTACCAACCACCTGGACCTTGGAAACCATGATCAAAGTATTGAACCCAAGCATAGTCTTCAGTTTGATGGGAAGGAAGGAAGCGAATGACTGCATATCCATTACCAGCTTTGTCTACGTCTGGCTTCCAGAAACGATCATCTTCTTTTGAATTAGAACTCTGTTTGGTAAGCTGAGAAGCTAGCTTCTCGAACTGATTCTTACGAGTCTTATTATAGTCTGCGAATGAAAATGCCATATATATCTCCTAGTATTACAGTGTATGTTTGTATATTTCGTGTCCACATCATCATAATATACAATATAATTATATCATATCCTATTAATTATGTAAACCTTTCTCGTAAAGCTTTCTTACATACTTCACGATCAAATCGAAGAAAGGGCAGGTATTTTGTACACTTACGGTATACATCATTCCATATAATCCTCTCTTCAATTTTATCGTTCCAATGCTTGAAGAACTTTAAGATATCGTTTAAGATAACAAGCGTCTCTATAGAGATCTCGTTTCTTAAGAACTGTCTGAGCAATTTGGGATGTTGCCCATCAGTTACCATTAGCTCATCATTAAGGTCATCACCTAGCTTATCCAGTTCATTCTGGAACATATACCCTAAAGACTGTTGGCGCTTAAGCCATCCAGTATAGGTTTGTTCTGCTTCAGTGCCTAAAAGATCTCTAACCCAAGATACATCCTTATCTATGAAGTTGGCTAGAAGGAAGTTTTCAAGATCCTTTCGTTTGGCTAACTTATAGAAAAAGAATCTATCTTTTCTCGATTCAAAAGATGAGAGACGGGCACTCACTTTGCCGCCATACTTAAAATAATCGTACCCGTCTCTCGTAAAATGTTGTTTAAGCGCTAAGTATTTCTGGTATGCTTCAAAAGCATCTGTCATACTGGAAGTTTACCTGTCTTAGGAAGATAGTTGGCGTCTTCAGCTTCTTGCTGAATCTTTGCTTTGATCCTACTTGAACTACGAATCATAGCTGCTATTGTTTCGATTTCGAGTGAGTTCAATTCGCAGTAATGAAGAACAGCATCTAAATAATCTAGCTTAGACTCTTTGACATATGCCTCAATCTCTTTGACAAATTCTTGTGTTGGCTTTACTGATTTGATGTTTATTTTTTTCATAGTTTATAAAACACATGTCTTCCTATAGCTACAGTCTTTTTACGTGGATTCGCCCATTTAGGACTAATGCCCGTTTGATGAAAATTAGTTGCTCCTTTTGTAACATCATGCATCGCTTCATGGTTTAATATGACATGTTTGGCGATATTACGACATTTGATATATGTGTATACATCATGCACTTTCGGTGTTTTTTGGCATGCCCAAGAAAATTGACAATTATATCGATTTCTTTGATGAACAATCTTACATAAAGTGTTAGGATACTCGTCGCCCTTTAATCGATTAAGCGTAACAAGAGCAACAGCTTTTTTACCTATGTCGTTTTCACTTCTTGCTTCAAAGTAAATATTGTCTGTAAGACACTTTACTTCTCTTTCATTTAAGAGCTTGTTATATGGTTTATGCTCTACTTTTTGTGTAATTACTGGAGGTACGGTAGGATTAGTGTTATAAGAAGTTGATATTGGTGTGCAGATCAATGCAATACACACTAAAAAAAAATCGAACATATGTTCCTCCTTATTTAAGGGAGAGGACTTAAGTCCTATTAAAAGAATCACTTAAACATAATAAACGCCTGCAGGTTTAGACGTAGTTTAAATGGTGCTGGCGGAGAGAATCGAACTCCCGACATGAGGTTTACAATACCCCTGCTCTACCAACTGAGCTACACCAGCAATACAATTTTATTTATAATTTGATCTGGTTACGCAGTTTACGCCGCGGCCAATACAAATAGTAATATGCACGAGTCTCGTTGACACCGCATTCATCAGCAATCAATTTGACGACTTCTTTGGTTTTGAGACTAGCATTGGCCAAGTAGATGCGTTCTGCAATTTCAAAGCCAACTCGAGTGGCTTCTTTACTAGGAGGATTGACAAACTTCTCTTTATTCATGATATATTCCATATGTTAGGTTGTTTTCACATTTACAAGCATATAATACTATATTTACGAAATAATGTACATAGGCCTGGGATCAAATAATTGGAGGGCAATAGTACTTCAAATACATAGACTTGCTTATCTTATATGCCTCTTTCTCCCATGGGGAGAATAGATCACACCATTCGTCATTTGTAACTATATATATCCTCTTTTTCCACTTAATCTTTCCAGAAGAGTAATCAGTGAGTTCACCAAGAAGATACTGTTTGACATGAACAAGTTCATGAATATATGTTTGAGTAATACATATGCGCGATAAGTTTGTTTTTAGGTATATGGAAAATGATCTTGGCCTATAAGGATTTCCTCTCCAATAACATAATCCCCATGCTTTTTCTTTTTTTGTAATCTTATTGTCAGTCTTAATATACAACTTTACATTTTTAAGGAGAAGAGGTCGACTTTTCACAAGTTTAGGCAACACAAATAGGGTCATTTCTTTTATGTGTTGTTTCAATTTTGCATCATGACAACATGAGATTCTTATCTGCATTAATTGATCCGATGATATTCTTTAAATACGTGCTTAACCTTTTCTATATACTCACTTGTATTCTTAATAAAGAATTGAGGCTCATTATCTTCTACTGCTATTAGAATAACGATCTTAGGTACTTCTATTCCTTTTAGTTCTTTGATCGCCATTGCATACGTGGTCGTCTGTAGAAAATAATTTTCAATTTCATCTTCTTTTTTAAGACGACTCGAAGTCTTAAAGTCTAAAATAACATTTTTACCACCCATCTTGCAAAATACATCTATTCGGCCAGCAGTTTTTAATTCGTGCGAATAGATAGCAATTTCATTTCCATAGACTTCATCAATATAGTCTACATATCTTTGTATAGATCTAAACATATCAACTGCAAGTGGTGGTTGTTTACCATAGAAGTCTTCTTTATTACAAATATAGTCTTCACATATTTTATGAAGTCGAGTTCCGCGATTTGCTGCTCTCTGAGAAATGCGATTAGCTTCTTCTTCCCCTACCTTTTTACGCCATTCGTATAACCAACTCTTATCTCTACTTCCTAATACAGTAGTGACAGATGGATACTTTTCTCCAGTAGGAGTCATATAGTATCGTTTATTATTCTCAGTAAAAGCTTCAAGTTCATGAAACTCGACTTCATTTAGTGTAAAAGTTTTACTACGTAAGACCAAGGGCATTTTTAGCAATTATATATTCCTTCACTAAGCCAGATCTCACTATATCATCTACTTCAAATTCAACATGTGAGAACCCATTCATTTTATCTAATACGTCCATAAACGTTATTAGTCCATTTTTATCGTTATGATAAATCAAATCTGACTGGCGATAATCTCCGCATAACATCATTCTACAGTTATCGCCTAAGCGAGTAATAACCGAATCAAGTTCATGGAATGTTAGATTATTTACCTCATCAACTATAACTATAGTATCGTGAAATGTATTTCCTCTGATAAAAGAAGTTGTAGTAAAGTCTATGATATGCTTGGCCTTAAGAAGCTCGTAAGCATCACCTCGGTCAAACAAATCTGTGCAGATACCCTGATAAGGTAACTCGAAGACTTTAGTTTTTTCTTTGATAGATCCTGGTAAGAATCCCATATCTCGTGTAGGAACTACATTTCTGACTATAAGAATTTTTTTATAATATGACTGTGTATTATAAATTTCTTTCAGTGCTAGATATAAAGAGATAAAGGACTTACCTGTTCCAGCAAGCCCATGGAGTAAAAGATTTTGACCTGCTTTCCATTGTTGGAAAGCTAGCTTTTGATTTTCAGTTATAGGTTTTATAGCTTTTAGATTAATATGATGTTTTTGTATCGGAGCATCTTGATCTTTAAAGGTCTGCTGTCTTTTCTTTTTCTTGTTTCTCTTAAAATGTATTAATTGTGCTGTGTCGGTGTGCTCGTTTAATATCTTTGAGTTTGTCTCTAAAAGCATCGTCGGGTTTCCTCAACCCCAGCCTAATTGGGTCTCCGATTCCAACAGGATGGAGTACTTGTTGTAGTTGCGGATTTTCCACAAGAAACTCATCTTTTTTTGCGTATGAAGAGAAGAACTGGTCAAACACTTCATCCGTTTCACTATTACGAAATATATATGTAGGCATTAATCTTCATCCTCAGTGTACTTAACGAGAGTTTCAATATCCAGCGTTTTAAGAGCGGTATATACTGCCTTCTCTTTTCTCTTAAAACCTTTTTGTGAATATCTATGTTTTGGAACTAATTCATGAAGATCTTTATCTTGAGATTTTTTTTCTCTAAACGACTTACTCATGCTTCTTCTTTAATTGCCTCAATGTTAAGATCTGGAAATGCCTGTTGTGCGATCTTTTTAGTTAAACCTTTAAATGGTAATTTTCTATCTTTAATAGAAATGATCAATTTTGCATCTAGCGGATGAATTGATTCAAGCAACTGAATGAATAAAAATTCACGTCGTGACTTAGT